AAGCCCTGGTTGCCAAGGGGCCGACGGGCAATCTGAAGCGGTCGGTGGGCGTGCTCACGGAAGCCAAGGTCCGCGGCAAGACCCAGACGGCCGTGCTCGGGTTCCGACGTGGCGAGAAGTTCAAGAAGGGCGGGCTTGGGTATCACGCCTGGTGGATCGAGAACGGCGTGAAGGTCCGCAAGCCGAAGAATGCATCCATGCTGCGGGTGCCCATGGCGATGGCCAAGAAGTACCCGTACCTCATGGGCAAGGTGGCCTTGATCGGGGCCGAAGACGGCGGGGCTGCCTACTTCCCCGAGGTGGCTGCGGTCCCCGGCACGGGCAAGTTCGGCCAGTGGGCGGACCGCACGCTGCCGCGGATCCGCGAGCAACTCGTTGAGGAACTGGGCCGGTCCGTGGACAAGGCCGTGGCCGAGAACGCCCGCCGTGCTGCCAAGGGGATGTGATGCCAGCCACGACGTTCATCGACGAATCCCTCATGCAGCTGCTGTCGGTCTCGGCCGACATCGCAGCGTCCGTCGGCTCGCGGATCTACGCCGTGCAGGCTCCGCAGGGGACGACGTTGCCGTGCCTGGTAATCGACCGCCAGGACGCCAGCCGCGGGCCGTACATGCACATGACCGGCATGACTGGGATCACTCGGACGACGTACACGGTGTCGTGCATTTCGACCCGGTTGGTGGACTGCCGCAACCTCGGGCGAGCGGTGCGGGCAGCCTTACAATTCAAGCGGACGACGGCGGTTCGGCTCGTTACGGTCAAAGACGAAAACGACCAGCAAGAGCCTGCCAACCCCGGCGACCAGACGCCCATTTACCGGACGGACCTGACAGTCGAGATCACCCACTCGGAGAGTTGACCAATGGCTGCTGACATCGGACAGGGAACCTACGTTTCGTTCGGCACCGCGCTGCACACCGCGACCGGCTACAAGATCACCGGCGTGAACCACAACGGCATTTCTCGGGCGGTGGCCGATGCGACGCACATGCTGTCGTCTGCCAAGGAGTTCGTCGGCTCGAGCATCTACGATCCCGGCGAGGTCTCGGTCGAGGTGCAGCACGACCCCGGCATCAAGCCCACGGCGGACCTGGCCAACGTCGCCACCAACCAGGTGGTCAACGTGTACTGGGCCAACGGCGGCACCACGACTGCCCTGTGGTCGGCGTTCGGCTACATGACCGGCTACGAGGCCGGTGCGCAGATGGAGGACATGATGAGCGGCACGGTCACGATCAAGCTCAGCGGCACGCTGCCGTCTTGATCGACTGGGCCATGACCACGGAGGGCGCGTATGGCTCTGAGTCGTGATGAGTTCTTCAAGCGGAAGCGTCCGCTGCCGAAGGTGAAGGTGCCGGTGCCCGAACTTGGCGAGGACGCCGAGGTGTGGGTCACCAAGTTCACCAGCCGGATGCGGAACCGTTTTGAGGAGATCGCCACCGGCGGCAAGGTCGGCGGGTCGGTCAACTTGAAGAACGTGTCCGCGAAGGTCGTGGCTTTGTCGTGCGTGGACGACGACGGCAAGGCGTTGTTCACCGAGGCGGACGAGGAACGGATTGGCGAGTTCGACGCCGACGCCGTGCAGCGGATCGTCGATGCGGTGTTCAAGCTCAACGGGCTTGGTGCGAATCCGGTGGAGGAAGCGGCGGGAAAATAGAACGCCAGCCGGTCCTGCAGTTCCTTTACCGGCTGGCTTTGAAGCTGGGCATCTGGAACGTCGAAGAGCCTGGCGGACTGGCGGACTCGATGAGCGTCGATCAGTTGTACGCCTGGATGGGCTACTACCAATTGGAACCGTGGGGCGACGAGTGGTTGAGGGACGCGATGGCCATGTCACAGTTCGCGTCCGCCCACCGCTCCAAGGGTTCGCCGCGTCGCAAGCCTGACGACTTCATGCCCGTGCCGAAGCGGACGCAATCGCCTGAGCAGATCGTGGCGGCCTTCCGTGCGATCGGAGGCGGGTGATGGCCAAGAACTTCGGCCGCGTCAACGTCTCGATCACAGCGTCCACGGGCGGGCTGACTCGCGGGCTGGCCAACGCTGGCAAGCTACTCAGCGGTTTCGGTGCGACGGTCGCACGCTTCAGCGGCGCTAATGCGTTCGGCAGCGTGTTCGGCGGCATGGCTCAGTCGGTGGGATCTGCTTTGAATCCGCTGCGGCTTCTGTCTGGTGCGTTCCGTTCTCTGGCAGGGCAGGCGATTGTCCTGGCAGGGATTGCCGCTCCGTTCGTAGCACTAGCACGGGCAGCGTCTTCGCTTGACCAGATCAGTAAGGACGCTCGTCGGCTGGGGCTGGCGACGACCGAGTTGCAGAATCTGACGCAGGTGGCCGAGGAGGCAGGCGTCGGCGGGGAGCAGCTGGTTGGCATTCTGACCAGAATGCAGCGGCAGACGGTCGCACTCGCTCAAGGCTCGAACACGGCTAAAGCGGCGTTCGCCACGCTCGGATTGTCCGTTCAGGACTTGGCTGGCCTGTCCGCTGAAGACCAGTTCGCTGCCATCTCGCGACAGATCATGGCACTGCCCACGGCAGCGGAGCGGACGGCGGCGGCGATTTCGATTTTCGGCCGTTCTGGCGCTCAGGCTATGGGTGCGATTGAAGCCGCTGCCGGTGGTGCTGTCGGAGAGATGGCGGCGCTGCGGGATGCGCTTGGGAACAACATCTCTGACCAGCAAGGGCAAGAGATCGAGCGGATGAATGACATGCTCGGCCGCATGGGCATGGCGTTCAACGGGTTCATCACGCAGTTTCTGGCCGGGATTGCACCGGTGGTGGCGGACGTGGCCAACCGGATGGTTCAGTTCTTCGCACAGAACGAAAGCGGGTTTTCGCTTGCTGGATCGGCCGCCAAGGTTTTCACGGACGTGCTGCTGGCGATCGAGCCGGCATTCATGGCGATCTATGACTTTGTGCAGCAGATAGCCCCGGTGGCACAGGTGGCGTTTGAGCTGGTCGGCCAAGCGTTCACGGTCGTCAAAGACCTGTTCATGGC